ATTTATTATGATGCGCTAAAAAATGAAATTGAGGGGGAGTAAAATGTGGAAAGTTACAGAAGTCAAAAGGCAGCAAAACATTGTGCATCTTGAGATTGAAAAAGATAGCGAGAGTTATAGTTTTATATTTGCAGACATAGGTAAAACGATTGTATCAAATAGACATAAAAACAAAAAAGGAAATTGTATTTTTAGCACAATTAAGAATGCAGAAAATGTAGAAATACTTAAAGGTGGGGTTTTCTCGCACAAAGGTTTGCGGTTGCCATTGAAACACGGTTTACCAAGGGAAGTAGCCAAGCTTTTATCAGACTATGGGTGGTTGTTGTAATGAGTGATTTTAATTTGGATTGGGCTGGGTTGTTGCATTTTGGTTTGATTGGGTGAGGTGTAAATATGAATTATGAATTATTGGTTATTCAGTTATTGATATGGCTGGCAGCTTTGGCGTGGGGTTTTTCGTATTTTGGTTTTATTAGTTAAGGAGATAGGTATGTTTAAATTAGTACATGGCGATTGTTTAGAGCGAATGAAAGAAATACCCGATGGTAGTGTAGATATGATTTTAGCCGACCCACCCTACGGCACAACGGCTTGTAAGTGGGATAGTGTTATTGACCTACCTTTAATGTGGCAACAGTTGAAGCGGATTATTAAGCCCAATGGAGCTATTGTTTTGTTCGGTGCTGAGCCGTTTAGTAGTATTCTCAGAAGCTCTAACCTAAAAATGTTTAAGTACGATTGGGTGTGGGTTAAAACAAAAACACAGCATTTTGCACAAGCACCATACCGTCCGATGACTGAACATGAAATTGTCAGTGTTTTTTCTTTTGGTGGAAATGCTAAAAATGCAAACCCACGAATGGTCTATAACCCACAAGGTTTAGTGAAGTGCAACAAGGTTTGTAAGGGAAAGAAAGCCACACATTCTGAACACAGAATGAGATTAACTGACCAACATGATTATATACAAGAGTGGACAGGCTATCCTACCACTGTCCTACATTTTTCGTCAGAAGGTAAAACCGTACACCCAACTCAAAAACCAGTTGCGCTGATGGAGTACCTAATCCGCACCTACACTAACGAAGGAGAAACGGTTTTAGATTTTGTGATTGGTAGTGGTACAACAGGCGTAGCGTGCAAAAACTTAGGGCGCAATTTTATCGGCATTGAGCTAGATGCTGACTACATTGAGATAGCGAAAGCTAGGATTGAAGCAGGAGTAGACAATGATGGGTTTTTGTAGTAATTTTGATGGGGGTAGGGTTGACATAGCTAATTTGCATTATGCGTTAAAAACAGAAAGCGACTCAGTAGGGGGCAAGTAATGGACGGAGTTAATAAAGTAATTATTTTTGGTGTGGCTGGGGGTGTGCCAAGCTATCGAAAAATAAACGACAACCTACATATTGCTAATTTTACGCTTAAAACAGTGGACAAAATCAAAGGCAGTAATGGGGTTGAGGTTGAGCGAACAGAAAGCCACTATATAACCGTTTTCGGTGGTAAGGCAATACGTGCTAGTACAGATATACAGGCAGGCACTCACGTGTATATTGAAGGCAAGGCTATTACACGCAAGCACATAGACCAGCACAAAGGCGAAACACTACGCAAGGAAGTACAAGCTAATGAGATGCGTATTTTTGAAGCACCAGCGGTTGCTGCTGGCGGTGTAATTGATGAACAGAATGAGCCAAATGGAAACATTGGCTATCGTGATTTTTACTAAAGGGGGACGACATGAAAAAACAAAAAACTTACGACTTTAAAAGTGATACACCGGAGCTTTTTATATCAATACTAAGCAGGGGTTACATGCTGCAATATAGCGTGAAAGATTTTTGTGATGTTAGGCGGTTTAAGTCAATAAAAAAGGCATGTGAAACATTGGGCAAAACGCATGAGCTAGTACATAGTGGCTCAGGTAGTAAGCATTTTGTAAAGCTTGGCGCAAGGTTGGTGGGGTAGATAATGGGCGTTGTATTGTTTACGATTGTTACTGTGTCGCTTTTTTTGTATGCGTTTGTGGCGTTTGCAGCTAAATAGGACGGAGGGTATGTAGATGACACAAAACGATGCTATTTTTATTTTAGCGTTTTTAGGGTATTTATTGGCGTGTGGGTATGCAACACACCCAGATAAAATTTGGTTAACCAACAAAGTTGGTTATACAATCATGGGTATAGCTGGCTTATGCGTTGCGCCTGCCTTTGTTTTTCTTTTTACAAAGGCAATAGGGGGCTAAATGATTAAAATAGGCATAGATTGCGGGGTTAATACTGGGTTTGCGAGGTCGTTTAATAGCGAGCTGGTTGAGGTTAAGACGTACGAAATAAACCAAGCGCAAAAAGCCCTATTATTTTATTGCAAAAACGGTAAAGAGCCAGCAGGCATAAAGATTTATATTGAAGATGCACGACTAAGAAAGGAAGGATTTTACGGCAAAGGAGGAAACGCAAAGCTACAAGGTGTAGGCAGTGTTAAGCGTGACTCACAAATATGGCAAGCATTTTGTGAGTTGTACGGGTTCGATTATGAATTAGTACACCCAAAAAACAATAAAACAAAACTAACAGCCGAACAGTTTAAGCGGCTAACAGGTTGGCAGGAACGGACTAATGAGCATGGGCGTGACGCAGCAATGCTGATATGGGGCAGGTAATAATAAATATGTGGTATTATATTTTTATAAATAAGGGGGTGATATGAATATTGTGCAAAATCATTACGAGGTTGCAAAGTGGCAACCCTAACCGCAAAACAAGAAGCCTTTGCCCAAGCATTAGCTGATGGTATGACTCAAGCAGATGCCTACCGTACTGCTTATAACGCAGAGAAAATGGCAGATGGTGCTATATACACCGAAGCGAGCCTATTACTTAATAACCCAAATATCACCAAAAGGGTGGCAGAGCTAAAGCAGGCGCTAGCTAATAAGCAATTATGGACTAGAGAAATGAGCGTTAAAGCACTTGTAAACGCTTATAAAGAGGGCAACCCAGCGGTTAAGGTTAGCGCGGTCAAAGAGTTGAACGCAATGCATGGGTTTAATGCGCCGCAAAAAGTAGAGCTAAGTGGCGGTGTTGCGGTTAAGCCTGTTTTTAATATTACTGGCATAAGACCAAAGGGCGATAATGATTGATGTTAATCTACCCGCCAAGGTCATGCAGGCGGTGGATAACTTAACAACGTGCCAATATAACAATATCGTTTTATACGGTGGGCGTGGTGGTGGCAAATCAGATAGCGTAGCAACACTAATTATTTTAGAAAGCTACATTGACGATGGCGTGATACTTTGCGGAAGGGAGTACCAGGTTACAATAAAGGATAGCCTATACAATGCGATTGTTGCAGAAATAGAGAACAAGGGCTTAATTGGTGGCTTTACGTGCACAAACAACGAAATAATAAACGAAACTACAGGTGCACGTATAATATTCGGAGGGTTTAAAGCGAATATAACAAACATAAAATCTGTTAAAAAGCTAAGGGTAGTCGTTGCTGAGGAAGCCGAAAACATAAGCCAAGCAAGCTGGGACGTTATACTGCCAACGCCAAGGTATAACAGCAAGCACATACGTATATACGTGGTATTTAATCCACGGTTCGAAAAAGACCCAACTTACCAGCAGTTTGTCGCAAAGCCAGACGATAAAACCCTGCTGATTAACATAGGCTGGCAGGATAACCCTTGGTTGCCTGACTATCTTAATGAGTTGAGGTTAAAGGCAATGCAGGGCGATGCAGGCAGGTACGCTTGGATATGGGACGGTAAGTTTTTAGAATTGTCGGACGCAAGCATATTAGGTCATAAGTTAGAGGTGTGCGATTTTGATTATAGCGATTTTACCGCCCCTTTAATTGGTGTGGACTGGGGGTTTAGCGTAGACCCTACATGTGTTATAGAGTGCTATGAGCTTGGCAACACGCTATATATAACAAGGGCAAATAGCCAAGTTGGGCTTGAGCTATCAGACACAGCGCAATGGTTAATTGACGCAGTGCCTAACATTTTAACAAACGCAAGTAGGGCGGATAGTGCAAGACCAGAAACCATATCAATGATACGCAACCGCCTGCCGAAAATGACAGCGTGTAAAAAATGGGCTGGTAGTGTTGTTGATGGTATATCGGTTTTACTGGCTTTTGACAAAATAAAAATACATACGAGCGCACAACACGCTTACACTGAGTTAATTCAATACAAGTACAAAACTGATAAATATGATAAAGTAACAACAGACATTGTAGATAGTAGTAATCATTATGCTGATGCTTTGCGGTACGCTATAGAGCCGTTAGTCAAGCAGAAGCCAAAGGTGTTTATATGAGTTTTTTAGATAATTTTAAGCGAAAAAAAGAGCCGACATTTACGGTACAGCGTAAAAACAGGTTTACAGGTTTTAGCAACTGGGATGGGCAGCTTGCAGCCAAAGAGGGTTACGGAGCTAACCCTTGGGTTTATCGCTGTGTTGAAATTAGAGCGGATGCAGTAGCTAGTATAGATTTCGCGGTGCGGGATAAAAAAACAAAAGAGAATATCGAAGCCCACCCACTTGTTACACTTATAAATAGCCCAAGCCCAAGCGCAGATAAAACGACATTTATTAAAACGCTAGTAATGGGCTTAGACTTAAATGGTAATGCGTATGCTTACAGATTAAGAGCAGGCAAGGGTAATAATACATTGGAGCTGCAACTAATCACAGAGCCGTGGACTGTTACCCCACAGCAAGGCGAGTACAAAGCAATAGACGGCTACAAAATCGGGGGGGAGTATGTAGACGCTGCAAATATGTTACACATTAAGCATATTAACCCATTGGGCATTGCAGGGCAGGCAACGATGCAAGCAGCAGGCAGGGCGGTCGATGTAGATAGCGCAGCAGCAACAAGTCAAAAAATATCAATGCAAGAGCGCGGTATTGCTGATTTAATTGTTAGCATAGACGGCATAAGCACAGCAGACGAATACGCAGCAGCAGACGCACGCATAAAAGAAAAGTTTGGCGGCAACAAAAGGGAGCCGTGGGTTATAGGCGGTAAAACTAGTATAGCCAACGTAGGTAGTAGCCCTGTTGAAATGGATTATATAAACACAAGGGTGGAAACACGAGACGAAATATGTGCCACTTTTGGCGTGCCTGTAGAGTTAGTCACAGGTATGGGCGCAAGCAATAGGGCTAGTGCCGATGCTATACGGACTACATTTTATCAAGATACCGTTATCCCCTTGGTGCGGTCTATTGTTGCACAGCTTAATACGCAGCTGGCTAGCGAATATGGAGACGTAGAAATCTACGCAGACTATTCAAATGTAGCAGCATTGCAGTCGGATATGGGCGCAAAAATCGATAACGCTATGAAACTGTGGGAGCGTGGTGTACCGCTAAATGTTTTGGACAAAATATACAACCTTGGCATAGGCGAAACTGAGGGCGGTGACATTGGGTATATGCGTTCTGGATATATACCAGTTGTTGACGCAGGCGGTGAAGCCCAAGAGTTAGACTTGGCAAAAGCGATAAAATTAACCTATGGCGATTAGACGCACTTACAGCAATGCAGGTTTATTCTTGCAGCAGCATAATAAGCGTATTGACCAGCTTGGCAGGTCAATGATTAAGCCTATTGCCCAAGTGCTTAAAGATGAATATAACGCCATTGCGTTAAGCGAATTGGGGCGTGGTAGTTATAATAGCGTAACCAGCCAAAAAGAATTAAACAATGTATTATCGGCTGGGCTGTTAAGGGCAGGCAGTGCAATGGCTAAAGATACAAACAGGCTAATACAAGCAGCAACACAGACAAAAAAACGCAATGATGATTTTGAGTTTGAGAGCATAGAAGGGCGTATATCCACTATTATGACTGGGTACGTTGGCAGAAAGATAAAACTAATAAGCGCAGCTACATTTGACCAAGTGCGAGGGCGGATTGGCAGATTAAGGCTTGACGGTTCTACAATTGATGATATGATAAACGATATACAGAACTATTCTACAAGTGTGTCATTGTATCGAGCGCATGTAATAGTTAGAACCGAAGCCAGCGCAGCCGCACACTTGGGGCAGCTGTTAGCAAGTGAGGCCAGCGAGTTTGACACGGCTAGAGAATGGATAAGCACCAACGACGATAGAACACGCAGCTATGCAGGCGGTGAGTTTGACCACACCGAAGCAGATGGACAAATTGCGAATGGCTCAGATGGGTTCGATGTTAGCGGCGAAACGCTACTACACCCATGTGACCCTAGCGGCAGTGCTGGTAATGTGATAAATTGCAGATGTGGTACAGGGGTAATAATACTATGATATACGAGAACATTAAATCGGTTGGTATGGCAGATACCAACGTGGATATGGCGGAGCGCACATTTAGCGGTTATGCAAGCACGTGGGATATTGACCAGCAAAACGATATAATCGAAAAAGGTGCTTTTACAAAGACAATAGCCGAAAGATTGCCAACCAAAAAGATTAAAATACTTTGGCAGCATAGCGAAGCCATCGGTATACCGCTAGAAATGACACAAGACGACAAAGGGTTGTTTGTAGTCGGCAAAATAAGCAAGACACGGCTGGGCGATGAAGCCTTAGAGCTTATGCGTGACGGTGTAATTGACCGCATGAGCGTACGCTTTAATATTCCAAACGGCAAAGCAAGTACTGACCATGCAGGGGTTAGGCGAATTAAAGAGGTTAAGCTATTGGAGTTTAGCTTAGTCACATTCCCAGCTAACGAAAATGCTACAATCGAAGCTGTAAAGCAATTAACGATTGCATTACAAAACAACAAGGTTGTTGATGGTGACTTGATGCAGCACATTCAACAACTAAAATCACTCTTATCAACACTTGAGCCGCTTAGCACTCAAAGCGATATAGAGCCGATAGCAATTAACGCATTAAAATCAATCAATCAATTATTGAAGGGGTAAAACCATGACAGACATTAACAACGAACTAGTAGAGCTACAGACAAACTTAAAGGGTTTTGTGGCGAAACAGGAAGGCGCACTATTAGCGCAAGCCGAAAAAACAGCAGCAACAACCGAAGCTATTGCACAAGTAGCGAAAGCACAAGCAGACCTTCAAGCCGAACTAAAAGCAAGCGATGAGAAACTGGCACAAGTGCAATTGGAAATGCAGCGCAAGCAAAACAAAACGGTGGACAATAAAAAGTCTATCGGTGAGGTTTTTGTAACTGATGCTGGTTTTATTGCCAGTACCCGCAAATCAAGCCACGAGGTTGGTGTTGAGCGCAAATCTATTACCAACTTGACCGCTGCTGGTGCATTAGTGCCAACACCCGGTAATATTTACGCAGCGCCAGCAAGGCGTGTGCGTATACGTGACTTGCTTAATGAGGTTACTCTAAGCAGCAACAGTACAACCATTATACGCCAAACCCTAACAGGCGATGCAGGTGTACAGGCTGGGGAACTAGCAAACAAGGCACTTGTCGACCAAGGCTACACAAGCGAAAGCGTTGTAATCGAAACGGTTGCAGCGCATATCATTGCCAGCCGCCAAGTGTTAGACGATGCGCCGCAATTGCAGGCGCAAATCAACAACGGCTTAATGCAGAAAATCGACAACTTTGTCGATGATAACTTGCTTTACGGTGTTGGCGGTAGCGGAGCTATTAAGGGCATTATGACTGATGCAGGCATAAACAGTGTGACGCAAACAGCGACAGAAAAGGCGCTTGATGCTATACGCCGTGCAATTACTAAATGCCAAGAAGCCAACTTCTATCCAAATGGCATTGTGGTTAGCCCCAAAACCATGGAGAAAATCGAGCTATCAAAAGGTGACGATGGGCATTATCTAACAACGGCTTCATTGCCGACAGTTAGTGGCGTGCCTATTATCGTATCTAATGCCATGCAAGCCGACGACTTTTTAGTGGGTGATTGGGCTATCGGAGCAACACTTTACAACCGTGAAAATATAACAGTACGCACGAGCGAAAGCCATGCAAACCTGTTTATTCAAAACGGTATTGTGATACTTGCGGAAGAGCGCTTGCAACTGGGTATCCCTTACCCTAAAGCGTTTTGCAAAGGCGAGCTTTTGGCTTAGTTTGGGTAACCCTTGCCACTTCGGTGGCAGGGGCTTTTTTAGGGGGTTTCTATGTATAAGATTAAACGCACTTGCACCTTTAGTGGCAAATGGTACAAACTAGGTGAATTGCACGACACATTGCCAGCGCAGGTATTGCCACATGCTGAGCCAGTAGACGCACAACCGCCAGCGGTTAAAGTTACAAAAGTTGCAGTAAAGGCGACAAAAGATGTTAAACCAAAAAACACAAAATAATAAAGAATATGCCGAGGTGCTAACCGTGGGGGTTTCACCTGTTAGCGTATTAGACTTAGCCAGCTATTTAACTGTGGGCGAAAGCACAGACTTACAGGGTTATATCGACAACGCTATTGAAGTGCTGGAGAACAGACACGGTATAGCCATATACCAAAAAACATATAAATATACAGCAGACTATCACCAAGCCAGCAGGGGTTACGTTGGGTTTTACTATGTGCCAGCGATTAGAGCGGATTTTATTACATTGCCAACCGCAAACGCTGATACTGTTACAAGCGTAAAAGAGAATGGCACAGCGGTAGACTTCACAAACCAAGGCAACAAAGTGCTAACAACGGCAACTTGTAACATAGAGATATTGTATAGCGCAGGTTACACTGCCAGCACTTTACCAGCCGATATTAAGATGGCAGTGTTAAAACTGGCAGGTTATACATACGACAACCGTGGCAAGTGCCAAGACGGCATTAGCAGCGATATAGTAACCGCAGCAGGTGCAAGCCTTAAAAAATACGAGGTGTACTTGTGAGTTGCTGTGATTATTACGCTGGCATGTTACGTGATAGCGTTATTATACTAAGACCACATGATGTAGCAGACGGGTACGGTGGTAATGTAACGCAGTGGCTAGAATGTAAAAGAGTAGGGGCGCAGGTTGTCGAGGTCAACAACAAAAAGCAATGGTCACAAGATAGGCTACACAATATAAAAACATACACTATTACAACAAGGGCGGACTGTGATATAGAGCAGTTTTGCCGTTTGGTTTGGCGGTGTACCACTCTAACAATACAAAGCATTATAGAGCCACAAAAAGGTTGGTTTGAGATAACCGCCACGGCTGGTGGTGTATGAGCTTAACCATTACAGCAACTGGGATAGATGAGCAACTAGCAAGGCTTAACAGGCTTGGCGATGTTGCTGGCAACGAAGTAAGAAAGGAAGTGCAGCGTTTAGCAAACGGCATAGCTTTAACAGCTAAAAAGTCTATTGCAGCGCACCAATCAAGCGGTAGAGTTTACGAAAAAGAAAACCCAAAGCGCACGCACACAGCTAGTAAGCCTAATAACCCACCCAACCAAGACACAGGCGAGCTTGGTCGTTCAATAGTCGTTATTGAGTTAGATGGCGGTTTAGGGGCTTATGTAGGTGTGCCAGCAGGCGCAATGGGCGATAGGGCATTTAAGCTAGAGTATGGCAGCGGTAGAGTTGCACAGCGCCCTTTTATGCGCCCAGCCACAAAAGAAAACGAGAAACTAAGCAGGCAGCGTATTGATGCGCTGGCGGAAAGGCTAAAAAATGTATAGCCTGTTAGAACTGCAAAAAGCATTGTACCTTAAACTTGCAGGCGGTGGCTTGCAAGTTAAAAGCATTATTGACCAGCCATTGCAAGATGATAAACAGGGGCAGGACGATGTATATCCTTATATAACATTTGGTGATGACGAGGTAGACGATACTGGTGGCGATAGTTTTGTTGCTGCTAGGGTAACAATGCTAATTAAGGTTTTTAGCCGAGCTGGCAGCTATAAAGAATTAAAGGGGATAACGGATAGCGTGCATTTCTTACTACATAGATGTACACTATCAGTTGCAGGAGGGCATGTGTGTGGTGTTGACGTTAATAAAATCGGCTTTAGTCGAGAAAGTGACGGTATAACTAAGTACGCAGTGCTAAGGGTTGTAGTTAATATAAGCGAGGTGTAAGTATGTGTTACGGTAGAGATGTGACGATTAGTTGGGGCGGTGTTTTGTTAAAGGGCGTGCAAGAGAAAGGCATTAAGTTTAATGGTGAAGCACTGGACATATCAAGCGACGAGGATAATGGCTATCAAGTGCTTTGCACCGAGGACGCTATGAAATCGGTAGAGGTGTCAATTAGCGGTGTTGTTAAAGATGATGTTTTAATAAAAGACAAAAACGCAGGCACAGTGCAAAAAGCCGTGATTATTACATGGGCAAACGGTGCTACACTAACAGGTAGTTTTAACTTGATGGGCTTTAGCCAAGGCATGGCAAAAGATGATAATGTTACCTTCGAAGGTACGTTACAGTCAAGCGGTGCGTGGGTTTACGTGCCAGCAGTCTAGGGGTAATGTATGTTTGAAGCGGTGACTTTAGAGTACAGCGGTAAAGAGTACATTGTACCAGCGGATAAAGTATGGGGCTTAGTGTCAGTTATCGAGCAGAAAACGGACGGGCTCTATTTTTTAAGCCAAATGCTGGAAAGCCGAAGCTACAAGCGCACGGTTATTGTTAGTGCATATCACGCAGCATTACAATACGCAGGTTGCAGGGTGACATTAGAGCAGTTAAATACCAGCCTTAAGATGGCTGATGTTTTTGCGTTAACGGCTACACTTATAGAATTGTTGTACTTAGCTGAGCCGCCGCCAGATGTAGACCTTGGCAGTAGTGACCAGCCAGGACTAGCAATACAGGGCAAGCCAGAGGTGGGAAAGTCGGGCAAAACTGGCAAAGCAAGCAAGCCTACCAGTGCTGGTTAGCGTGGGGGTATGCCCCTAGCGAGTTTTGGGGGCAACCGCCAGCGGTTTTTTGGTGGACAGCTGAGCAAAAACATATTGAGTACATGAACACACCACAACATGCGCTTAGTGGTATGAGTCCGGCGGAAGTTGAGCATTTAATTAAGAGGGCGAACGAATGACCGACGGGGTTTTAATTAAAATTAACGGCAATGCCATAGGCATAAAAGCAGCCGCAGACGATGCCAAAAAAGCGATAAAGAGTATAGATAGTTCAGCAGATAGCAGCAGCCGAAGCACAGGCGCAAGTTTTAAAAAAATAGCAGGCGCAGCGGCAGCAATAGCAGGCGCAGCGATTGCAGGCTTGGGCGTGTTGGTAAGTAAGTCACTTGAAAGCATAGACGCAACAAGCAAGCTGGCAAACCAACTTGGCACAACCTATAACAGCATGAAAGCGCTGGAGTTGGCGGCAGGATATGCAGGTGTAAGCCAAG